CCAAGAGGCTAACGATATAATCTATATATTGAAAGAAAACGACAACCCAATAGACCCAAGAGAACAATTTAATAGAATGTTTAAATGATAGTGAAAAACAATAGTCAAAAACTGCACAATTTCAAAGCGTGGTCAGGTGCAGTTGACACAAAACAAACAATACTAGACCACCACAAATCAGAAGACTTTGAGTTCTTAATTGATGAGTTATTTCCTGAAGGATTAACCGATACTCAATTAAATGACTTATTATGGTTTGAAGAAGAATGGATTTATAAACAATTAAATATTAAAAATCAGTAATTATGAAAGTAACAGGTAAGTTAGTTAATGTGTTAAATACACAAAACGGAAAAAGCACAAACGGAAAAGAATGGGTAAAAAAAGATTTTGTTATTGAAACAGACGCAAAATATAATCCTGAAATTTGTTTTACGCTTTTTGGAAAAGATAAAGTAAGTTTATTAGACGATTTTTCTATAGGTGATGAGTTAGAAGTGTCTTACAACCTCTCTAGTCGTGAATATAAGGGCAAATACTATACTCAAGCACAAGCGTGGAAAATAGAAAAATTATCAACCCATGTTCCTGTTTATGCTGACAATTATTATCCATCAGGTGATGACGACATTGACCAACCATTTTAATTTAAGGAACATGGATATATCAAAAGAAATAAGGAAAATAAAGTATATAGTTGAAGATACAGCCAATGTGCGTGGAGGTTCTATAGACAACAAAACTAGAAAAAGAGAAGTCGTTTTAGCTAGAATGGTGTTTGCTAATTTTTTGCAATTTGAAGTAGGGTTAAAAGAAGAAACTATGACAAAATACTTGAAGCGTGATAGAAGTTCTTTTTACCACTATCAAAAAAGACACAATTTATATATGTCTAATGAAAAAATATACCCTGAATACAACCACTTGTTTATGCAAGTAAAGTTGAGGTATTATACAGATGAAGAAAGGTTGTTTAGTGGGGTGCATGTAAACGAAAAATTAGAATACTTATCAACTATAGATGAAAAATTAAATTCATTGTTAAGGGAAAAATCAATTTTGAAAAAGGAAATAGATATTTTGTCGTGAAAGGTTGGATAAAACTACATAGAAAGATTCTTGATAATGGCGTTTTTGCTGACGCAGAGTTGTTAAAGGTTTTTATATGGTGTATTTTAAAAGCTAACCGAGGTGAAAACGACAAGAATGTTTATGGTGCGGTAATAAAGCAAGGTCAATTTTTAACAGGCAGGGTAAGTGCATCAGAGGAATTATATATAAAACCCTCTACTGTCCACGATAGGTTAAAGAGATTACAACGAATGAAATATATTAAGTTAAAGTCTACTAACCGATACACGATAGTTACTGTTTTAAAGTTTGCACAATACCAAATAGGTGAGGAAAAGCCTGTCAGAGCCATTGAGAAGCGTTTTAGCGACTTCTTTGATGAGGTCTGGGGGTTTGTGTCAGAATACAATGACGAGGTCTTAAATAGCTTTATTTCATATTGGACTGAAAAGAACAAATCAAAAACCAAAATGCGATTTGAGTTGCAAAAAACTTGGGATACAAAACGCAGGTTAGCAAATTGGAACAACAACAACAAAAAGTTTAGCAACAAAACTGAAACAAGCAAGGTTGAACAGCAAATAAGCAATTGGCAGGAAGCCAGAAATATGATAAACAATGGATAAGAGCAAACAAATTTGGTATAGGTTTAAGTCAGACCAAAAGCAATTGAAGTTAGATTGCGTTGATATTCTTGGAAAGTGTTATGTTATGATAGGTCAAAAACCTGATAGTCAGCAAATAGTTATGATGGCTCAATTATTGTATGATGATTTGATTAACAGATACAGCAGAATGGAAATAGATGAAGTTAAATTTGCCCTAGAAGAAGGTATAAGAAACGCGGGCACATCTTGTTTTATCAATGTAAATTCTTGGAACGAATGGTTAAAAACCCATCGCAAATCAGAAGAATTAAAAAGGCAGCAACGCTTGATAACTGATTACCAAAAACACGAGCAATCACAAAAGAGAATAAGTTTAACAATAAATAAAGCAAAAAAACTAAAATGAAAAAGGGAAATTTAAAATCAGAAACGATTAGGATATTGAAAGCAGTAACGCAACATTTAGAAGGTTGTGAAACTGATTATGACAATATGGACATGAAGTATTTATTAGCTGAAGCTAGAATGTATTATGAGTTGTATCTGTATAAAAAAGACAACGAAAATATAAAAGCAGAACAATTAGAAAAACTTATAGTCCCAAAATATGAGATAGGATTGAGAGCAAAATTACAAGAGTATTTAGATGAAGTATAGAGAAAAAAACACAGACACATTTATAGAGGTTAGGGGTGTTCTTAGTTTTCAATCACACGAAAGGCACACGCTTATAGTGTTTGAAGATTATGAAGAAAACACACACACGATAGAAATGCCGACTAATGAATTTCTAGAATGGTTCGATAAAAAAACAATTGAACACGCTTATAAAACTTATCTCAAACATTTAAAATCAAAATGTATATGAAACCGATTTTAGCATTTTCAATAGTATTGTTAATTTTAGCAATCGCCTATGTTAGCTTGTATTTAATACCATTTCAACATAGGATTGAAAAAAAATACAAAGAGTATCAAACTAGATTAAATAATTTAAAAATTGATGAAAATGAAACTAAATCAGAAACAAAAAGTAATTAGACATTTAGAAACTTATGGCAGCATAACACCATTAGACGCCTTTAGGGATTATGGAATTATGAGGTTAGCAGCAGTTATATTTAACCTAAAAGAAGATGGTTACAATATAGACAGCGAGATGACAACTAGCACTAATAGGTTTGGCGAAAAGGTTAATTTTGCTAAATACACAGCAAATGAGCAAGAAAAAGTTAGCTAAAAAATTAGACGCAGTATTCAGTAGATACATTCGTTGGTATTATGCAGACCACACAGGGTATGTAGAGTGCTACACTTGTGGTGTTCAGAAACCTGTTAAAGAAATGCAATGTGGTCACTTTCAATCTAGGCGACACTACGCTACAAGGTGGAAGGAAGACAATTGCCGACCACAATGTGTAAAGTGCAACATGTTTGAACAAGGGCAACAATACATATTTGGACAAAAATTGATTAGTGATTTAGGCGAAGAAGCAGTAGATGATTTGATAAAACTATCAAGAACAACTATCAAAACCACAGAGGAAGAATACAAGGTTCTTATAGATTACTACACCCTAAAACTGAAAGAGTTAACAATGTAATGTTCATAAGTTTTCCATAAATAATTAGAATATAACTTGCGTATGTCGTAAAATTGTCCTGTGAATTTAACAGAACGAGAATACAACAAGTTACTTGACATAGCTAAAAACATATGCAAGACCGAGTTCTGCGAAGACCTGTTGCACGAAGCATTATATGTGTGCTTAAAATACCCAAAAGAAAAAATGGAGTTTATCATAAAAGATGGTAAGCTCTTTTTTTTTGTAGCTAGAATTATGGCTAATATGTATCATAGTAAAACTAGCACATATTACTACAAGATAGCTAGGTTTTACGACAAGCACACACTACAAGATTGCACGAAAATGTCAAAGTTTATATTTACTAATGACAAGCAACAGCAAGAAAACATTGAACTGATAGAGAGTTTGTTAGATAATTTACATTGGTATGACAGGGAGTTGTTTAAATTGTATTTTTTCGGTGAGTTAGACGGAAACAAATATACCTTACAATCTTTAGCAGATAAAACAGGTATAAGTAGAAGAAGTATTTTCACAACAATAAAAAATGTGAAAACTTATATAAAGAATAGAATAAATGAAGCTGAAAGAACTGCTTAAATATGCTGACTATGAAATAGAGGGTATTGAGTTTTACAATGAGTATGGTCAGTTAGAGTATTGTGTTAATTTGTGGGAATGTGAATTAGATGATATAGATGTTGTTTACGGAAGGTGGTTTGAACCTTATGGAATAATAAAAATAAAGAGATATGAAAAAACCCAATCTAATGGTAAAAGCATACAACCTCCTGAAAGCAAGTTATAAAAGGAGTGTTAGTGGTTTCAATGACGTGGACGAGGCTACCTTTTATGACAGGGTGCACACTTGCACTAGGTGTGATAAATTTGATTATGTTGAATATGAATGCACAGTGTGTGGCTGCCCAATAGAAACAAAGGCAAAATGGGAAACGGAAAGATGCCCTAAAGGAAAATGGAATGAATAATATAATAGTAATATGGCCAAGCTAACAAAAGAACAAAAAGAAAAAGTAGCATACATTTGGGAAGGTATCCAAACAGGACAAGCTACAAGTCATCACTACAAGGTAGAGATGATAAAGTTTTATAACGAAATGAATAACACAAGATACAAATACACTACCAATTGCAGTAGTTGTTTAAACAATATGTATTTATATTTTGAAAACCTAGTAAAGGCAAAACCTAAAAAAACAAAAAAGAATGGAAGGAAAAAGTAAGTATTATTATGATAGCTGTAGGAATAAAGAATGTGAAAACGAATGCGACAATGATTGCAAAATTCCTGCCTATTATGTAGGTAAAAAAGGTATGATGGCAAAAGATGTTTGTTGGGAGTTTGATTTATCTTACAACATAGGAACAGCAGTCACATATTTATTAAGGTGTAAACGCAAACACGAAACCCCAACAAATTGTTTAAAGAAAGCAATTGCACATATAGAGTTTGAAATAAATAATATAGAAAATGAAAGTTAAGTTAGTAAAAAGGGATAGTATAAAAATTAACCCAAACAACCCAAGAATAATAAAAGACAATAAGTTCAAGAAACTTATAAAAAGTGTAGAGGAATTGCCACAAATGTTAGAGATGCGACCAATAATCGTAGATGAAGATATGGTTATCCTCGGTGGAAATATGCGTTACCAAGCGTGTGTCCGAGCAGGAATAGTTGAAGTCCCTATAATTCAATACACCAGAAAAGAACACGAGAAAACTAAAACAGCAGAAAGCTACGAAGAAACCTGTAGAGAGATTGTTATTAAAGACAATGTAGGGTTCGGTGAATGGGATTGGGATATACTAGGCAACGAATGGGATAATGTAAAGTTAGGTCAATGGGGTTTAGATGTTTGGCAACCTGAACAAGATGTAGATTACTCTATACTTGACGACCTAGATTTAGGTGGCGAACTGCACGAAAAAGAAACAGGAGTAAAGAGAGCTATACAGATTGAGTTTGACGGAGAACACTATGAAGAAGCGAACACGCTAATAAACAAAGCAAGGTCTGAAGGCAAAAATGTAGGACTAATTGTATTAACAGCTATACGCAATAACCAATGATTTGTTACATACCAACAAAAGGAAGACCAAAAACTAATACATATAAATTATTTGAAAATGTTGGTATTGAGGTGTTGCACTTTGTAGAACCACAGGAATATGAAAGCTACAATGTTCCAAACAAAATAAACATAAAGGAAAACGACAAAGGCATAACCTATGTTAGAAACTATATGTTGAACTACGCAAGAGAAAACAATCACGATTGGATAATTATTTGTGATGATGATGTGAGAGCGTTTGGGGTTTATAACGGAAAGACTGTAACAAAAGACGCTGGTATTTGGAAAGAAATAAAAAAGGCAGCAGAGAAATTGCCATTTGAGTTGATAGGAATAAACTACACGCAACACGCTTGGCACGAAAAAACAAGTTATTCAATAAACAAAAAATTTGCAGAGGTTTGTGTTCTTATGAATGTTGCCAAGATAGATTGGAACTACACAGACAACACAAAAGAAGACAGGGATTTTCAATTACAAACAATACAAAATGGACATGGCGTTCTAAGGTTTAACCATTATTGGTTCTCCTGTCCTGATGTAGGAACAAACAAAGGAGGGTTACACGACTTATACAAAGCGAAGAAAGATAAACTATGGGCAGAAAACCTAGTTAAGAAATGGCACCCCTACGCAAAATTAGTTAGGAAGAAAGATAGGATAGACGCAAAGATTGACATTAAGGGTTACGCATTAAGTTTAAATAAAACAGTAAAATGAAAACAATAGAACTACAAGAAGTAAAACACAAAGTTAAAGTGGGTGACGAATGCCCTTATTATGAACCAACAATTAAACAAGATTGTTTGTTGCAGAACAACGGAGAGGTAATTGGCTTTTACATTAACGATATAGACAACTACAACGAAAAGCTAGGAAAGTTGCTTAAAATCGCTAATAAAGAGTTTAGAAGCGACAATGTGCCTAAAGCTACAATGGTAAGAAGTGCGGCAGTAATGAAAGGTTATAAGGAAACAGGTAAACGAGGCGAAGAAGATTTAGTGGAACAATACTCTACTATATTAGGAAGTGTGGCACCTAGACCGCATATGCGTAGACCTTACCCAAACATATCATCAGTTCATAGGGATAAAAAGGCACAAACATTTATTAAAGCAATGTGGGGTTGTTGTGTTGAAGCAGAAAAAATAATCAAAGAACTAACACCGCACATACACCAAAGGCAAACGGAATTGTTTGAAGACATAAAAAAAGAATGGAGATTCGGCAATATGTTTACTAGCAGTATTTCTAACTTCAATATAGCAGCAGGTTTTCATAGAGATACAGGAAATCTAGAAGGAACAGTAAATGTTATATTAACTAAAAGGAATAACGCTAATGGCGGTTGCTTGAATGTTCCTGATTACAACGCAACATTTGAACAAGCTGACAATTCAATGTTGGTTTATCCTGCATGGAGAAACGTGCATGGAGTAACACCAATAAAACCAATAAGCAAAGACGGATACAGAAATAGTTTAATCTTCTATCCACTAAAAGCGTTCAAGGGAATATAATGGACAAAAGTAGACACATAAAAAAGGAAACAATGTTAAGTGCTTTAGAAAGCAGTTTAGGTGTGGTTACGACAGCTTGTAAAAAAACAGGCATACCTCGTAGCACCTTCTACAAATGGCTGAAAGAAGATGAGGAATTTGCTAGTCAGGTTAAGGATATAGAAAATGTTAGCTTGGACTTTGCAGAAAGCAAATTGTTTGAACAGATGGCAGACAACAATACAAGTGCTACAATCTTTTACCTAAAGACAAAAGGAAGGAAAAGAGGGTATTGGGAAAAGCAACAAATGGATATGACTACTGATGATGAGCCTATACAAATCAACATCAAGTTAACAGATGAAGATTAACCTTGAGTTTACACCGAAACAAAGCACAGCTATCAGGCACCTGTTTGACAATGAAACAAGCGAGGTGTTATTCGGTGGTGGTGCAGGTGGTGGCAAATCTTATATTGGTTGTGCTTGGATTATCTACTCTTGTATTAAATACAAAGGTATTAGGTGTCTAATAGGAAGAAGTAAATTAGACAATTTAAAGAAAACAACACTAAACACATTTTTTGAAATATGCAAAGAGTGGGGTTTAAAATCAAACAAAGATTATCAATTCAATGCAGGTTCTAATATCATTACTTTTTTCAATGGTTCAGAGGTTATGCTTAAAGACCTTTTCCATTATCCTAGTGATGCTAATTACGATTCCCTTGGTTCTCTTGAGCTCACTATGGCATTTGTTGATGAGTGCAATCAGATTACACAAAAAGCTAAAGCAATACTATCATCAAGAATAAGGTATAAGTTAGATGAACACAATCTAATACCTAAATTGTTTATGTCTTGTAACCCTGCTAAAAATTGGGTGTATAACGAGTTTTACCTACCATATAAGCAAAGTGCCTTACCAAAGCATAGAAAGTTCGTTCAGGCTCTTGCAAGTGATAATATACACATATCTAAACACTACGAAGAACAGCTAATAAAACTTGACGAAATAAGCAAACAAAGATTGCTGTATGGAAATTGGGAGTATGACGACAGCGAAGACAAGCTGATTGAATACAACGCTATATTGAACATGTTTGAAAACAATTCTTTGCAAGGTGGTGATAAATATATATCAGCAGATATAGCACGTTTCGGAAAAGATAAGACAGTAATTATTTATTGGAATGGTTTAAGGGCAGAGAAAATAAAAACATTTGACACTAACACAATAACGGAAGCAGCAAATGAAATACGAGAAATACAAAGAGCAGAAAATGTTCCACTTGGAAACATTATTGTTGATGATGATGGTATTGGTGGTGGTGTTCGTGATATACTACGCTGTAAGCCATTTGTAAACAACGGAAAGGTAATCAATAATGAGAACTACCAAAACCTAAAAACACAATGCTACTACAAGTTGGCAGAATATGTAAACGCAAACAAAATATATTTACAAACAAATAATACGCAAATAAAAGATTATCTTACAAAAGAATTAGAACAAGTGCGTAGAGATAAAATAGACAAGGACACAAAGTTGGCTATACTTTCTAAAGAAAAAGTAAAACAAATAATAGGTAGGTCGCCTGACTACTCTGACGCTTTAATGATGCGTATGTGGTATGAGTTAAAACCAAACGCAGGGAAGTATTATATACAATAAAAGAGGGCAGCTACAAAAACAATGAAAATGAGCCACCCTCTATTTAAAGCAAATACGCACCAAATCTAAACAATTTATATTTACTAATAGATAACTTAAAAGAAAATGTTATTAACACTTAACGATAAAGAATATTTAGTTCCACAAAAATGGACACAAGTTAGTTTAGAAAGCTATCAGAAACTTATGCAGTATGTAGGTGATGAAGGAGATGAACACACAAAATCGTTGACTACTATACACTCCTTAACAGGTGCACCAATAGATGTTTTAGAGAAGTGTAAAAAGAGTGATATACAAAAGTTACTTAAAGCAGTTTCTAACCTTTTAGAAGTAAAGGTAAACACAACGCTAAATATGGTAATAGAAGTAGAGGGTGTAGAGTATGGTTTTCACCCTAACCTACGAGAAATAACATTTGCAGAGTTTGTTGATTTAGATAATTATTTGTCTGAACCTTGGGAAAACATGCACAGGATAATGTCGGTTTTATACAGACCTATAACAACGCAAAACAAAAAGAAATACAAGATAGAAGAATACGATAGCACAAAGTGTATGCAGACAGCAGAAGTGTTTAAAAAAGCGTTAAGTGTAGCAACAGTAAACGGTGCAAGCAATTTTTTTTTGACTATCGCAGGGGAGTATCTGAGCGTTTTGCAATCATCTTTGAGCAAGAAACAAAAGAAGATGTTGAAGGATACAGAGATTCAGAACAAGAGTTTAGTAAAAAATGGGGTTGGTATGGAGTTATCTACAACCTCGCAAATGGCGAAGTAACAAAAATGAATGATGTATTAAAATTAACAGCAGATGAGGTTTTTACTTTTTTATGTTATTCAAAAGATTTAAATACAATTAGAAAATGAGTTTTGTAAACCAAGCAGGATTAACACAGAAAAACGCAACGCTATTAAATATAATTAAATTATATGAAGATATAGCGAGTGCCAATTCATATATACACAACGCAACATTTGGCGATATATTTGAAATAGATTTAAACGAAACAGATTATGCGTTATCACACTTATCTATAGAAAGTGCTAATTATACTAACCACGAATTAACATACTCTTTAAGGTTATATGTAATGGACTTGGTAAGCAAAGATGAGGGCAACGAAAATGATGTGTTAAGCGACACGCTACAAGTGATTGGTGATTTTATCAGTCAGTTTAAGCACAGCACAAGTTTCGGTGATACGGAACAAGATTATAGAATGAACGACAATGTAAGCTGCACACCCTTTACAGAGCGTTTTGATAACGAGGTAAGTGGGTGGTCAGCAGATATAAGTATAACAGTCAGCTTCAACGCTAGTGCGTGTAGTGGTGACATAATTTAATAAATAAATGGCAACGACAGTATCAACAGCAACATTAACAGTAAACATTGATGAGGAAATTACTCTAAATGGTGTTACTTACAACAAAACAACACAACAAGAAATACCTGATGTAAGTCAGTATTTTAGTAGAGTGTATTCTTTAAAAGCAAGCACAACACATACAGTGGTTGAATTTGCGTCAGACCCAACAGGAAATAAGTTTGACACAGAAGATTTTAAATATATGCGTATTACTAACCTTGATGATACAAACGCTATCAACCTAACATTTGCAGAAGAAAGCACAGTAGGTTGTGGTTTTCAATTAGATGCAGGAGAAAGTTTTGTAATATCTGCATTAGTAGTAGACAGCAACACAAGTGGTGCAGCAATTACATCATTAGGACACTCTATAACTGACTTGTTTATAAGAACAGGTGCAGCAGAAACAGATGTAGAAATTGTAGTAGCGTTAGCGTAATGTTAGTTAACACCAAAAAGTTAATGGATACTTTTGCTAAAAAAGTTATCAAACAATCTATCCGTAATTTAGAAAAACAAGACAAGATTGACAGTGGCAAGTTAGCAAAAAGTTTAAATTACAATCTTGAAGTATACCCTAGTGGTGCTTTAGAATTAAATTTCCAAATGCCTGATTATGGATTATACCAAGACAAAGGTGTTAAAGGTAGTCAAAGTGGGCGTAAAGCATACAAATCGCCATACAAATTTAAAGGCAAAAACATTAAACAAGGTGTTATTGAGAGTTGGATTAAACGGAAAGGTATACAAGGTAGAGATAAAAAAGGTAGGTTTATTACACGCAAATCATTAGCATTTGTTATTGGGAGAAGTATAGCGTTATATGGCATACCTGCTACAAGGTTTTTTAGTAAAGCATTTAGACAGCATTACAGAAGGTTGCCTGAACAATTTGCAAAGGTATATGCAAGTGATGTAGAGAAATTTATAAGACAAACAACAGCAGACATATTAAAGAAATAAGACATGGCACTTACAGTAATACAAAAACCTGACCAAACAAAGAGACTTATCCCTGCTTATAGTGATATTATATTTGTTATTGGTAACGGACAAATAGCAGGTAATTTTAGACACAAATATGTATTAAAAATTTATTCAAACCCTGTAGAAGGTTCGGATAGGTATCTTAATGGAAACAAACTATTAGCCACACTTAAAACACCTGCTAATTCTGATGGTAATGGCGTGTTTAACATAGCTAAAATACTACAAGACAATGTAGAAACAGGCACTAAAGGAATATCAACAACGACACACCCAAGCCAAACACAATGGCGAAGCAAGTTCAATGGTCAGGATTATGATGATGCACCACACTCAATACACCAGGTAGATGGTTTTTGTGGGCAAAGGAAAATGATAAGAAGGTTTTATGTAGCATATCAAGAAGAATTTGCTACGACATCAACAGGTGCAGTAACACTTTCAGGCACAGGAACTAGTCCTCTTTATGGGGTGTTTAATGGCGTGTTACAATTAGAAGATGGTTTTGAAGGGTTTGATTACACACCATATATTTTAAGTTCTGCTGCAAGAAAGTTTATGTCTACACAACCAAGCACCTACACAAGGAAATGGCGAAGTGGTGATTTTGGTGTGATAAGTTTTTTGAATGGTCAATTTGATAGCGACACAACAAACACATCTTTAAATTCTCAAACAAGAAGCATTAGGTTGCAATTTTTCAATAGTTCACACGCCTTGTTAAACACAATAGATTACCCTATAAATTCATCTTCTTTAGGTGGAACAGCATCTGTGGGTAATACTACAGCAGGACTTAACACCATAATTCCAAGAATGTATGACAGCCTTTTTACATACCGAAATATAAATTGTATTCAATCTGTTGGTATTGGTTTTAACAACATAGAGATTAGAAATGGTGTGCAAACAGGAACATCATACTACACAATACACGCTATAAATTCAGTAGGCTCACAAAAAAGTGTAAAGATTAAAATACAGCTAACAGATGAAGATTGCAAAGGGTTAGAAACAATTAGGTTAGCGTATGTAAATACATTAGGCACTTGGGATTATTTTAATTTCTACAAAAAATCTACAAGAAAATCAGAAATAAAAAGAAGTTATTACAGGTCTAATTATGGCGATTATGGTGGTGCAACAACATCACAGGGTTACACGCAGTCAAGTGCAGAAGGTGGTAAAAGGTCTTTTGCTACAAATGTAGAGGAAGTAATAGAAGCTAACACAGATTTTCTTACAGAGGTAGAGGTAGGTTTTATGAAAGAATTATTTATATCACCACAGGTTTATATGCAGGTAGGAACAGCTACTAGCGTTCAATTTGTTCCTGTATGTGTAGAGGAAAAAGAATATATAAAACAAACTACTGCTAACGATATGTTAAAGCAGTATATTATAGAAGTTCGTAAAGGACACAAAACAAGGGTTCAAGGGTTATGATAAGATTGGTTGTATATAAAGATACAGGCACAGTAGAGCTAGACACTTATGGTGATGAAAATATAAACATCACATATACAGTAGACGACTTGCGTGATGTTGAAAGCAAGTCAGGGGATTATAGTAAAGTATTTGACCTACCTGCTACCAAAAACAACAATAGATATTTTGGTCACTTAAACGACTTGCAAAGTGATGTTACACAATACGATACTTTAAATGGTGCAAAGTGTGAATTGTTTATAAATCAAGTTTCAGTATTTGAGGGTTTGTTATACCTTAACGAGATAGTTAATGTAAACGGAGAAACAAAATACAAGGTTAATTTGTTAGGTGAAAGCGTTAGATTGATTGAAGCGTTAGGTGATGCTACATTATCTGATTTGGATTTTTCTGAATTATCACACAATTTTACAAATGCTAATATAACATCAGCATCAGGAGTTTCTTTATTAAATGGTAACACATCAGACGCTATACAATACTCTTTAATACAAAATTTAGGTGTTGTAGGTAATTCAAATGGCGATATAACAGAAATGGTATCGTCTACTAATGTGCAGCCTTTCGTTAGAATGTGGAATATAATAAACAAAATATTCGCATACGCAGGTTTCCAATATGATAGTTCCTTTTTTAATTCTACAATGAAGCAAGTGTTTATGGACACAGGTTTGAATGATAGTAGGATAGAAGGAACCACAGGAACAGCACAAAGGGTTATAGGGCATGATGCATCACAAGGTTTAAGCGTTACATCAAGTCCTTATATAGATTGGTTGTTTGCAGCAGATAGACCACCAAGTTATAGTGGTAGTAATTTTCATTTTGTAGCATCAGACAGGTTTCAGTTTGATAATGTCCACGACATAACAACATCATATACACAAATACCTTTTAACCACGAACCTGCAAATTATATTGCTAACACTAACGACCCTGGAAATATAATGGGCACAAATGGTCTTGTAACATCTCCTTCTGATGGTTTTGAAGTTGCAGTAACTATGAGGTTGCAAGTTTTTGCTACTGAAAATGAAACTATTAGTGTTATAGCGAGGCAAACAGAGGCAGGAACAGGAACAGTAACAGACCACGATATGGGAAGTTTCACTATGCCTGATATACAAAATAGCATATTTTTCCAACAGGGTGGTGCATCACAACAAACTATAACCTATCAAAACTGCCTTTTCCAAATAACATCAATTAACCCTGTTATATTAGGTGCAGGTGATACACTAGATTTTAGGGTTAAAAAGAGTGGTGGCGATGCTTGGGTGTCAAGATACAGACATACATGGACACCTTTACAGGGTTTTGCACAATCTGTAAGTAACCCACCAAACGCTTGTGCTGACTTTTTAAATCAAGGAACAGCCGCAGGTATTGGTGTTGATAGGTTTTATAAAGGTGATAACGCTGTCAATGGAACAATAAGCGATAATGACCACCTTAACGCTATGTGTTTATCATTAACTAAAAGCACAAGTTACAATGGCAACTATGTTACAGTATTTCCATCAGGATTAACACCTGATGCTATACAAACAAGAATACACGAAAACCATGGTGACGTAAAGTTAGCAGATATTATAAAGGACTTGATTAAAATGTTTAATCTTGTTATTGAAAATAGAGATGGTGTTTTAAAAATAGAACCATATAACAATTTTATAACAACAGGAACAGCAAAAGATTGGTCAGGCAAAATTGATACTACAGAAATATTACAAAACTACGAGCGAGTTCCTAGCAAAATAACCTGGCGATATAATAATGATGAAGATGATTCCGTATTAAATCAATACAAAGCACAAACAGGCGAGGAATATGGTTCTATGACTGTAAATTTACCTGTAGATTATATTGATGAAAAAGAAATAAAGCTAGAAGTGTTTAGTGCGATGGCTTATGTGCAATTATCAAGTGGTTTAAGGTATAGCACGCTTTACGCTTTAGAAGATGGCGTGTATGAACAAATAGAAAATAAACCAAGGTTAATATTAAAGCACGGAACATTAGTTTCAGCCAATATAAACGACCTTGCAGGTATATACACAACACAGAGTTATAGGGCGTTAGGACATTTTAGCAAATATCCTACAGCATTAGACCCCGCAAGTGTAAGTTTAAATTTTGGTTACACACAAGGGCTTTATATCGCACCAAGTTTTACACCTCCTTTAAATTTATATCAGAATTATTGGTTTAATTATATCAACGAAAGGTATACAGCAGAAAGGGTTTTAGTAAAATGTAAAGCGTATTTAACAGAAACAGATATACAGGGGTTTAGTTTTGCAGATACTATAACAGTGCAAAATCAACAATACAGGGTTGTAAAAATAGAATATAGTGCAGGGCGAAGTGGATTGGCTAAATTAGAAATGATAAAAATATAATGGCTAGAGATATATTTCAAATAACAGAACAGGTAATTACTTTTGTTGGTGACAAAGGTGAAGAAGTATCAGGCGATAGTGCAGATTGCAGAATGGTAGGTGGTAAGTATATTTCTGATGGTAGAGGTGGTGGAACTTGCTATTTAAAAAATGTAGAATTTAGCAATAGCAACTTTACCAACAATAGGAATGTTATAGGTCAAGGAAACACCATACACTCAAAAGCACTTAACAACAATGTTACAGGCGATTACAATACAATAGGTAATGTATCAAACACAAACACCGTAGGAAAATTTGCTAAAACAACAAGGCATGGTGAGTTTACAAGGGCAAACGCTTCTGCATTAGGAAGGTCACAAAAAAGCGTTTTATTCTACGAGGGCGTTACCAACTCTTCTGTAAGTGCTCCTGAAATATTTTTAGAGGGTATAACTAATAAAAGATTAGAAGTAGACGAATCTTTTGGAATGTCTACTATAGCTTTAGATATACACACCGTAGCCAAGTATACTGATGCAGGCAATGATGGTTCAGGTTATCTGCACAGCAAAGCAGTATTTCAAAGCACAGGGGGTGTATTAGCTATTAACGGAAGACATACTTCGATATATGAAGAAACTTTAGTCATAGGTAACTTAACTTTAGCAGCAGTAAGTGGAACTCCTGACTATATAAGTTTTACTTTATCAGGCGATAGGTCAGGTAGGTCTATGGCTTGGAGTGTAATAGTAAATGTATATGAAATTAGAACAGAAGTAGTATAATGGAAAAAAACACATTTGAATTAGTAGGGGTAAATATGATGATGGGGTTTATAAACCTTAAACAAATATTGCCTTTAATTAGTGAGTTAAAGATAAAAACAAAGCATAACGACATAATACGAGGCAAATGGCACAAGAAGAAGTAATATTAAAGTTACAAGCCGAAGTAGGAAATGCTACTAAACAGCTTGAAGAGGTTAAAAAAGGTGTTGAGGGTATAGGCAAAAGCACAGATGGTGCAGAAAAAGGCATTAAAGGAATGGCTAAAGGCATCAAAGGTGTTGGTTTAGCTATTAAGGCAGCAGGTATAGGTTTGCTATTAAAAGGGTTGCAGTTGCTTGGTGATGCTTTTATGAAAAATCAAAAGGTAACAAATCTTTTTAACACAGTATTTACAGCACTTTCCAGGACATTAAATGATTTTGTAAATTTTTTAGTAAACAATACAGGCACAGTAATAGATATATTTAAAGATATATTTGAAAACCCACAAGAAAATTTAAAAGCATTAGGTAAAGCTATAAAAGATAACATAATAGAACGCTTTAATAGTGCAATAGATGCGTTAGGTTTTTTAGCAGATGCGTTTAAAAAGGTATTTGAAGGTGATTTTAAAGGTGCGTTAGAAAGTGCAAAAGAAGCAGGTAAAGAATATGTAGATGTATTAACAGGTGTTGATGGCACAGTTGATAAGGTAGTAGAAACTACTAAAAAAGTAGTTGAAGCAACTAAAGAATATGCAGTTAATACATATAATGCAGCAGCAGCACAAATACAATTAAACAATGCAGCACAAATATCAGCAGCACAGCTAACAGGACTTGTAGAAGAAAATGATAGATTAGCAGAAACGCAAAGGCAAATACGAGATAACGAAAATGCTTCATTTGAAGAAAGGATTGCAGCAAATAATAAGCTAAAAGAAATACTAGAAAAACAGAAAGAAGATATGTTGGCATTAGCTGACATAAATATTGCAGCAGCACAAGCCGAATTAGATGCTTTAGATAATACAGAGAACAGGGTAGCACTACAAGATGCTATAAACGAGAAGAAAGGTATAGAGGCACAGATTACAGGGTTTATGTCAGAGCAAATGACTAACGCTGTATCGCTAGAAAATGAAAGGTTAGAGGTTGTAAATAGTGTCAACGCAGAAATGATGACTGCTAGACAAAGGGAGATTGAGGATGTAAGGCTGCATTACCAAGAGCAAATCAAACTTGCTAAAAAAGCAGGTATGGATACTGTTGGTTTAGAAAAACAAAAATCCGAAGCGTTAAGAAAAATAAAATCAGCACAATTACAAGCTGACCTAGATGCAACAGCAGGAATGTTAAGTAGTGCAGCAGCATTACAAAAAGAAGGAACAGCAGGTTGGAAAGCCACAAAAATTGCAGAAACAGTAGTAAGCACATATAGTGGTGCACAGAAAGCATACGAGAGTATGGTTGGTATACCTATCATAGGACCGACACTAGGTGCAATCGCAGCAGGTATAGCAGTAGTAGCAGGTTTAAAACAAGTTCAAACAATTAGAAATACACCGATACCTGAAATGGCTATGGGTGGTATAGTAGGTGGTTATGGTAGTGGCACTAGCGATAGCGTTAATGCAAGATTAAGCAGGGGTGAAAGCGTTATCAATGCAAAGTCAACAAGGATGTTTAAACCACTTTTAAGCAACATAAATCAAGCAGGTGGTGGAGTTGGGTTCGCAGATGGTGGAACGCTTGATACAGGAAGTGCAGGTATGACTACAGGAGTTGTTAAAGCGTATGTAGTTGCTGATGAAATGACAAATGAACAAGATAGATTAAATAATATTAGAAGAAAAGCATCATTATAATGGAAAAGAAAACAACAAAAATCGTAGAATTAGTTATAGATGAAAGTAACGAAGAATTGGCTATTGACGCAATATCTCTTGTTACTGAACCTGCCATAGCACAGGACTTCGTCTATTTTAACAAAACAAAACATAACCTAACATTAGCAAAGGTAGATGAGGAACAAAGGTTGCTTGTATCACCTGCACTAATACCTAACAAGCAGATATATCGTTTTGACGCAGATACTAACCAAGAATACTATGTATACTTCACTGCTGAAACAGTAAAAAAAGCTAGTGAAATGTATTTGAAGCATAACAACAATAATAATGCGACTGTGCAACACGAAAACAAAGTTACAGGCGTGCATACTGTAGAAAGTTGGATTATACAAGATGCTGAAATGGACAAATCAAGATTATATGGTTTTGATTTACCTAAAGGCACGTGGATGGTGAGTATGAAAATAGAAAACCAAGAAATAATAGATAGAATAAAAGAGGGTGAATTAAAAGGATTGTCTATTGAGGGTTATTTTATTGACCGCATGCAGAAAATGAGCAAATTTGAAAAAGTAGGCGATATAGATGGTATGCCTGTTTTTGATACAGTAGAAGAAGCAGAGGCAGTAGCTAAAGAAATGGGTTGCGAAGGATATCACGAACACGAACTGAATGGAAAGACTGTGTATATGCCTTGTTCAGACCACGATATTATTTCAGCATTAGACGAAATACTAAAAAAAAAAGTAAACTAGAAAGTTATACTGATTACCCACAGGGTGCTACTAACAACGCAAAAAGAGCAATAAAATGGAAGGAGGAAAATGGAAGTAGCTGTGGAACACGTGTGGGTTGGACAAGAGCTAACCAAATTGCAAATAGAAAACCTATATCACGAGACACTATTGCAAGAATGGCTAGTTTCAAAAGACACCAACAACACAAAGATGTGCCATACTCCGAAGGTTGTGGAGGAATTATGTGGGACGCGTGGGGAGGAAGTTCAGGAATCAATTGGGCGATAAGCAAACTGAAAGAAATTGATGGCGAATAAGTAACAAAACAAAACATATTATATTTACTAATAAACACACCTAAATCTTACCGAGATGAGCAAACTATATTTTGAGAAATTAAATACTGAAAAGTTAGCTAAACTAAAAGAAGTTAAGTTAGCTAAACTGCAAGAGATTAAATTAAGTTTAATAGACGAAGCAAAAACTGTTTTCGGTCAAAGTGCAAAAGTTCTTGCAGAAATGGAGTCAACAATACCTCAAGCAGAACAATTAGCAGAAAGATTCAAGGATGTTCAAAAAGATTCAACTGAAATGTTCAAAAGAATTGACACTTTGATAGACGATGAAAGTGAAGCTTATGATGAAATAGAGTTGATGAAAGAACAATTAGAAAAAAGTGCTGAAGCAATAGGGTTAGATGCGAGTGATATAAAGGAATATAAAGATTTAGATAGTTTGTTAGATGATATTTCTGACAGAAGTTCTAAACTTGAAGATATGTTCCAACTATTTCAAGCAATTTTTAATGCGAAAATTTAATAATTATAAATAACTATGGACTTAAAAACTAGAATTAGAGTTGCCCTAGGTATTGAGGAGGAAACTACTCAATTAGCTTATGAAGGCAAATTAGCAGACGGAACAATAATCGTTTCAGAAGCAGATGCCCTAGCAGAGGGTGTCGCAGTTAGTGTTCTTGTAGAAGACGGAACACAAATGCCTTTACCTGTTGGCGAATACGAAACAGAAGACGGTGTAAAATTTGTTGTTGAAGAAGAGGGTGTTATTGCATCTATGGAAGAAGAAGCAGAGGAAGAAGAAGACGATATGGGTAAAGACAAAGATGAAGACGATTATGGTGACGACAAAGAAGAAATGTCTAACGATAACGCTGAATTGTTTGCAGAGATAGGTGCTGTTGTTAAAGAACTTTTAGAAGAAGTTAGAAACGACATATCACGCCTTAACGCTGAATTAGATGAGTTAAGAGGTGAAAACCTAGCGAAAGACGAAAATATCGCTGAATTACAAGAAGAAAACACAAATTTATCTGCACAGGTAAAAGAGTTAGGTGAAGCACCTGCTGACAACCCTGTGAAGCTAAATAAGTTTAATAAAGAGAAAGTAGTTTTATCTCGTTCAGAGTATAACAAACTTTCAAGGAAAGAAAAATTTATATATAACCTTAATAAATAATTAAAAGATGGGATTTTCAATTACTTCAAACTACGCAGGTGAACACGCAGGTCAGTATATTTCTGCTGCACTTCAATCTGCTGATAGTTTACAATACTTGACTGTTTTAGAAAATGTTAAGTATAAGAGAAACATCACAAAAGTAGCAACATCAGGAATGATTGCTGATGCTACTTGTGATTTCACAGATGCAGGAACACTTACTTTAACAGAAAGAGTTCTTAACCCAAAGGAACTACAAATCAATGTAGACCTTTGTAAAAAAGATTTACTAGCTGATTGGCAAGCTGCTCAAATGGGTGCAGGTGCACACAACAGAGATATGTCTAACGACTTCACTGCTTTTGTTATGTCGCACTTATCTGATACTATTGCTGACCATGTTGAAACAAACATTTGGCAAGGTCTTGATGCTTCAGCAGGACAATTTACAGGCTTCTTACACGCAGGTAACGGATACTTCGAGAATGATACTGCTATCGTAGAAGCTACTAACACAGGTGGTGCTGGTGTTGCATACACAGCAGGAACTGTTATCGCTAACCTACAATTGATTGCAGCATCTATTCCTGCAGCAGTTTTAGGAAAAGATGATTTATACATCTATATGTCAACTAGCGTATACAGATTATACATACAAGCAATGTCTACATTAGGATATGTTAACGCATACCACATGGCACAAGATTATGTTCCAATGTTTGAAGGAATTAAAATCGCTGTTTGTCCAGGAATCCCTAATGATATGATGTGTGCTGCTCAAAAATCTAACCTGTTCTTCGGAACTGACTTGGTTTCTGACACTACAACTATCAAAATGCTTGATATGTCTGAACTAGATGGTTCTGACAATGTTCGTGTAGTAGCTAAATTTACTGCAGGAGTTCAGCACGCACAAGGTGGCGACATTGTAAGATTAGACTAATAATAACTAGCTTAAAGCAAGGGGTGTCAAAACCCTTTGCTAAAAAGCACTTAAAACATATAATAATATGGCTTGTGAATTAACGAAAGGTAGAGGATTGGATTGCAAAGATGTAATGGGTGGCGTTAAAGCTATCTATTTCGCACAGCATGAAGATGCTACTATCACAACAACAGGGGGTGCGGTTAGTGATTTAGACTTGACTACTAATTTATTCAAATACACATTACCAAGAGGCACAGGTAGTTTTACTGAAACTATCCAACCAAGTGTTGAAAATGGCACTGTGTTCTACGAACCATCAGTTACAATTATGCTACATAAGATGACTGTTGGCGATAGAAACGAAATTAAATTATTAGCACAAAACAGATTGTTAGTTTTTATTCAAACTAATGTCAAGGACGCTAATGGCAAAGATAAGATTTGGTGTTTAGGTGCAGATAATGGTTTAGAATTATCAGCAGGAACATCACAATCAGGTGCAGCATTTGGTGATATGAATGGATATAATTTAACCTTCACAGGGGCAGAGGCAGAACCTTGCTTATTTGTTCAGGCATACACTACAGCACCATTTGATAATGCAGGATTTACTGTAACAGTAACAGCATCATAGTCCAATAAGGACACAATATATTTGATTAAAGGCAGGTTTTTCCTGTCTTTTTTCGTATATAAGCGTAACAAATCATTGTTTTTTATATTTACTATAAAGAAAGTGTTATATATCAAAAAAGCATCAGCGAATACATTGAAAGTTACTTTGAAAGACAAGATGACTGCTTCAGTCAGCACTTGGAAATTAAAGATAACTAATGATATTAAACAAGCAGAACAAGAAATTACGATAACACCTACTTTAACTAATAGTAGATTTGATACTTTTGCGATTACTGAACCTGCTGATATAACACTAACTGATGAAGGTAGTTACACATACGAAATAACAGGTGATGGCGTAACAATGGAAAAAGGAAAAGCGATAGTGTATGATGGAACTTATACAACAGCTAGTAAGTTTGGTGATGAGGTTACATACACAGAACACACGAACACAACGACTAACACACAATATATAACAATTTAATTATGGCTTACAAGAATACAAACGACCACCTACAAGAAATGCTAGGCAAAAAAGGTTCTGTAGAAGTTTTTACAACAGTAGCACAAACAAGTAAAGATTGGTATGCAATTCACTTTGTTACTGAAAGCACAATTACAAATTGCACAATTACAGGTGCTACTAATGATAGTAATTTAGATGGTAAAACAATACCTGCAGGAACAGTTATTTTTGCACCTTTTACAGCTATTACATTATCAGGCTCTAGCGTAGCAATAGGATATAACAACTAATATGAAATTTGCACTAGGATTAGGCATAAACGCAAGAGCAGAAAACCTAGAGACAATGGGTGCTTTTGACATTGGTAACCTTGATGATTTAGTAACTTGGTTTAAGTTTAACACAAATATATCTACTGCCGATAGAGATAGTGATGGTGACAATGATATAACTTGGACATCTAGCCATACTGATGCTAGAACCGCTTCACAAACAACTGACTTACAAGAGCCTACTACAACAAGTGGCTACATTGATTTTGATGGTAGTGAAGACAATTTAGATTTGTCATCACAATTAACACTTACTCAATTTACAATGTTTTTAGCAATAGATTTTGGTTCATTATCTAATGAAACTGTTTTAGGTAAAACTAATGATGCTGATATGTTTTTAAGATTTGGCTATCAAACTAATGCTGCTAAATTTAGGTTTCGTAGAGGCGATGCAGCCACAAACAATGTAGACGGTGTAATGGATGAATCTTTAACAACAGGCGAAATCAATTTAATTACTATTCGTTGCTTTCAAACAGCAGGTGGTAGTGATACAACATTAAAAATTGAATTATCAAAAATTAGTGGTGGCGAAGTAACTACTAATGAAATATATTCTGAAGATGATTCTACTTTTGACCATGGCGATAACTTGGCTTTAAACACTATAGGAGTGCAAACTACTAATTCAGCAGCAGCAGATATGAAGTTATACGAGTGGGTTGTGTTTGATGCTAACCTAACTTCTGCTACAAGAAGAAACATACAAATAGATATATTAAACAGAACATCATAAAATGGACAAAAATAGATTATTACAAGTATATCTACAACAGCAAACAGCACCTAAAATTACAGAACATGCTGCTGAAAATTGGGTGTCGTATGGAGATGGTGAGTATAGAAATTCTTACCCACAATTTTTAATAGATATATATAATTCTAGTGCTACACACTCCGCAATTATCAATGCGTCAAGTGCTATGATTTCAGGGGGCGAAATACTTATAGAAGAAGATAGTGGTAATTTGTCAGCATTTGTTCAATTAAAAAAGTTTTTAGCTAGTGTAAATAGAAATGGTGAAACAGCACACGAATTAGTTACTAAATTAGCTTTCGACTTAAAATTATTTGGTGCTTATGCAATGAATGTTATTTGGTCAAAGGATAAAAGTAAGATAGCTGAAATACACCACATACCTGTAGAACAGGTTCGTGTAGGAAAAAAGAATGAAAGTGGCTTGGTAGATGAGTATTGGTTAAGTAGCGATTGGTCAAAATATAGACAAAAAGAATACACGCCTAGAAGGGTTGCAGCATATAATAAATTAGATAGAAGTGAGCCATCACAAATAATTTATTGTGGTTTATATTCTCCAGGAATGGAAGCGTATTTTACACCTGATTATTTAGCCTCTACAAATTGGATATTAACAGACCACTTAACAAGCGAGTTTCATTTATCTAATATAACGAATGGGTTTTCGCCTAGTTTTTGGATAAACTTCAATAATGGTATCCCTACGCAAGAGGAAAGGCACAAAATAGAGCATCAGATTAAGGAAAAATTTAATGGTGCAGGAAACGCAGGTAAATTTGTTTTGACTTTCTCTGACGATGCTAATTCAGCACCTGATTTACAACCAATATCTTTAAGTGATGCAGATAAACAATACACAGTATTAAACGAATTGTGTATACAAAATATAATGATTGGACACAGGGTTACAAGTCCAATGTTATTAGGCGTTAAGACAGAAGGGCAATTGGGTGGTAGAAATGAGCTTATGACAGCTTACGAGTTGTATTCTAACACAGTCATCAACCCAATGAAAGATATTGCCTTAAAAGGTCTTAAAATGGTGTTAGATTGCAATAATATAAACCTACCTATATCGTTGAGCGAGGTATCGCCACTTTCTAGCATGTTTGATACTGATATATTACAAGATGTATTAACACAAGACGAAATAAGAGAGCAGTTGGGTTATGAGCCATTAGAACAGGCAGAAGAAGTTAATAGTAGATTTTCAAAAACATGTTGTTCTGCAGAGCCAACAGCGTTAGATAATTTTATAAACACTTATGGCGAGGACGCAGATGAAGAAAATTGGGAGTTAATAGATAAACAAGAAGTAGAATTAGATGACGAACACTCTGATTTTGATTTTGAGCATAATTTAAACGAACTTAACCATAAAGTAAATTTTGTTAGAACAGGTGAAGCTAGGAAACGTGGTAGTAAACAAGATGGTCTTGATAAAGATTTTAATTTATATCGTGTGCGTTATAGGTATGCAGGTAAAACTAAAAAACATACAAGCGAAAGAACATTTTGTAAAGCAATGGTTAATGCTAACAAAATATATAGAAAAGAAGATATTATAGGTCAAGCACATTCTTTAAGCAATATAGCTGCTAACAAAGGTTTTGGACCAAATGGCAGTGATGTTTATAACATTTGGCTTTACAAAGGAGGGGTTAACTGCCATCATAAATGGGTTAGAGAAATATATTTTAGAAAGTTTGGAACAGGAAAACCAAACTACGATACAGACGAGGTAATTAACAAAACAAAGGCAAGGTCAAGAGGGTTCAGACCAGAGGAAAACGACCAAAGGATTTACCAAGCACCAATTGATATGCCGAACCAAGGAAGACTAAACTAATGGCAGTATTATTTATATCAGAAAACAAACTAAAAAAATCTACTACTATAAATGGTAATGTAGATGTAGAGTTGTTGCGACCATATATGAAGGTTGCACAAGACCTGCACATACACACAAAGTTAGGAACAGATTTATACAATAAATTACAATCTGACATTACAGGTAGTTCGTTGTCAGGTAATTACCAAACGCTTGTAGAAGATTATATACAAGATGCGTTAGTTCATTGGACGCTATACGAATGCATACCATTTTTGGGTTACAAAATTATGAACAAAAATATAGTTCGTAAAACTAGCGAAACTTCTGATATGGCAGGTTTAGATGAATTAAACTACTTGCGTGAGGTTGTGCGTAATACTGCTGAATGGTATACTGAAAGATTGATAGATTATTTAAGACACAATAATTCTAATTTCCCTGAATATAGCACAAATAGTAACGAAGATATATCGCCAACAAAACAAAACTATTATAGTGGTATGAACCTTCAAGAAGTGCCTAAAAGAAGGGGTATAAGATTAGATGATTTTTTAACACCTGATATTAGTATTGACTAATGTATAAGCCAAAAACAAAAAACATAGTTAAGCTGAAAGCATATTTAGAAAAAAAAGATGAAAGAAATAGCAACACAAAATGCAGACGTTCTAGGTCTAAATAGCATTACTCTTTTTATTAGTTTTACAGAAGTTGAGCAAATACTACAGATAGTATTATTGTTGCTTTCTATACTTTATACAGCACAACGATTTATTGACTATAAGAATGGCAAGAAAGGTAGTAAGTAGTTTTGTAACAAAACCTAAAGTAAAGCGTAGAAAACACTCTAAAAACGCTTCTAAAGGGCAAAAAGGATACAAAAAGAAATATCGTGGGCAAGGCAGATGATACAAAAAGATTTGACATTATCGGTTGGCAACATAATTTGGATAGTTGGTATTATATTTACAATGGGTATAGCTTATAGCCAAATTGCACAACTAGATGAAGACATTTTAGTATTAGAGAAACGCCTAGAAAAAAAGATTAAGGTAATAAATGAGTGTGAAGACAGAATAGTAGAATTAGAAAAAGAATTAGCAACCATTAAAAGCTGTAAGAAATAATGGAAGAAATACTAAAACTAATAGAAAGATATGGTTTAACACTAATTTTGTTGTTAGGCAGTTTATATGCACTTTACAAATTTTTTGTATTCAGTATATATGAGGTTAAAGGAGAGTTTTCTAAACACCACGAAAACGCAGCAAAAGATATGCAATACATAAAGAGTAAAATTGACACTATTTTAGAATTTATTAAACAAAAAAAATGAAACATTTTAAACTTTCTGAATTTGATAGTCCTGACGAAAAAGGTAGTGGTGAAAACATGTGTTCAGAATTTCTTGAAAAAATAGATAGTGCTAGGGAATTAGCAAAAACACCTTTTAAAATAAATAGTGGTTTTAGAACTATTGCACATAATCGTAGCTTAAATTCTAAAGACACAAGCAGTCATATTAAAGGTTGTGCAGCAGACATACACTGCAACAATTCTATAGAAAGAGCAAAAATTATATATTCTTTAATACAGGCAGGTTTTCGCAGATTAGGTATAGCAGAAACTTTTGTGCATGTTGACTGCGATAACGAAAAACCAAATGCGATATGGCTTTATTAACATCACTCTTTTCAAAACTTTTAGGAAATGCTGATAAAGTTATTGATGAGGTCGTAACTTCGCAAGAAGAAAAATTAGTTCTTAAAAACAAATTACAAGAAATTGTTAATGAACACCAATCTGTAATAGAACAAGAGGTTTCTAAAAGATGGGAGGCTGATATGAACAGCGATAATTGGTTGTCAAAATCAATTAGACCATTAGTTATGGGTTGGTTAGTTGTAGCGACCACTCTACTTATATTTATAGACGCAGGTTTTATAGCGTTTGAAGTAGAAGACAAATGGGTTGACTTATTACAAATAGTTTTAATAACTGTGATAGGTGCTTATTTTGGTAGCAGAGGACTAGAAAAAATCAAAAATGGGAAACAATAGATACCGACTTAAACCACACGAAGAAAAACTTATCAAAAAATTAAGAAGTAAAGAATCTAGCAATGTTTTAGTTGTCGGAGATTTACACGCACCTTTCATACGAGAAGGTTATCTAGAACATTGTATAAGTGTCTACGAAAAATATAATTGCAATCAAGTTGTGTTTATTGGCGATATTATAGATAACCATTATTCTAGTTACCACGATGCAGACCCTGACGGATATGGTGCAGGTGAAGAATTAGACAGAGCAATAAGCCATATACAACCATGGTATAAGCAATTTCCTGAAGCTAAAGTGTGTATTGGAAATCACGATGCGATTATATGTAGAAAGGCATTTAGTAGTGGTATTTCAAACAGGTGGATTAGGGATTATGATGAGGTTTTAGGCACTTCAGGGTGGGTTTTCAAGCAAGAACACAACATAGATGGCGTTACTTATGTTCATGGAACAGGCAGTAGTGGTAAGGGTGCGACAAAAAGATTAAGAGAATGGCACACTTCTATTGTGCAAGGTCATATTCATACCGAAGCATTTGTTGATTGGTATTGTAACAAAGAACACAAGCTATTTGCGATGCAGGTGGGGTGTGGTGTTGATGACCGAAGCTACGCAATGGCATACGCAAAGAACTTTACTAAAAAGTATATTGTTAGTTGTGGTGTTGTTTTAGATAACGGAACATTACCAATCGTAATACCTATGAACTTAACTTGATTTTCAGTCAGTTACGCACTTCTTCCAACCGCAATCCAACTTCAATCCGTCTCAAACAATAAGTTAATAAGTATATAAGTATATATTATATAGGTATATATTAGTTATATATTAGTTATTATTATATATATATAAAGGTTACAAACTTTTTTTACTAGAGTAAAACAAAAGTTTTTTAACAAATTCCTTTTTTATTCCGAAAATAGTTTTTATCTTCGCTTCGTCTTAAACGACAAAAGTTCTTTAAATAATGAAAATAAATATTACAAGGAAAACTGCATTACCGAAGGTAAGTTAAATTTAAGGGAACAGGATTGAAAGAGTATCCTAAACATTGAGGTTGAGTAGTGAATTTTAGAATTAAAAGATTGCAAGAGAATAACCAAATACTTGCAATTAACCAAAAATCAAAAGATGTTTCCTTTGCAGATTGGGGGGTAAAACCATTAACCCTTAAACGAAAGATAAGTAAC